TGAAGGACATGTGTTTGCCTTATCTTCCCAATCAAGATTTTCTAAATCTTCATCTTCAAAAGCCTTGTTTACATTTTCATTACAATATGGACATCTCTTAGAATCTGGTTCAATTGATTTTATTACTTCATCACTTTTATTAACATAACAACCAAATTTATCACATTTTATGACCATTTTTCCATCTTCTCTTTCTTCAGTATGACCTGCCATTGCTTTTGCAATTGGGTTAAAATCGGTAATTACTGCCAATGGAACAGCTGGATCTTTACAAACTGCAACCTCATAATGTTCTAAATTAGTTAATTCATATGCTACACTACCATCTTTCATTACTTTTGGTGTCCTATTTGACTTTGTAGCCCCACCAAATGACATACCTTTATACTCACCTGATTTGATTTTTCTCCAAATTTCGTTGTCTAATTCATAGTTTTTATGGATTTTACCAGTAACCTTGATAGCTGGATATTCCACACCCTGATCGTCTTTATAGATAGTTTGTGCATAACTTATGCCTTTTCCAATTATACGGTTTGAATGAGTATCACTAATAGGTGCTCCTCGATCCATCCAAATAGGCAAAACTTTGATTAATTCATCAACAACTGTTATTTCACCCTGTTTGTCTTTTACTTGAACAGTAAGATAGCCTTCAAAAAACCTATCATCACCCTGAATAGGGTGCAAAGCCTTTGTAACTAATGTACTGAAGTACACATCTTTATTGTCCAACGTTTTAAATAAAACTCAATAACATATAAAGTTTTTAGTGAAAAAAGAGAGAAAAGTTGGGTCATATTACCCAAAACATAGCTTTTCTAATCTTTCTTTGCTTTTGTAACTGCGAAATCAGCTGCGAAACCAGTGGTTAAGCCTATCAAGACTAAGCCAACCTCTCCAATGCCCTCAGTAACAATAGTTTGACCTATTGCTATTGCTGCAAATGTAGAGATGATTAAAGCACCTGCGAATTTCCTTGCAGAGAAAGACTCATCTGTTCTATGTAGGTATCCTCGTAGTGTGTTTAAACCTGCACCAATTACTGCTGCAACAACAGTTATTAATACTGGATCTACCATGATAATAAACCAAAAGAGGTGCTATATAATGTTTTTTATTCCTTATCTAATACTTTACTCATGAGGTCTTCCAAATCAGAATTGGCTTCTTCATGAAGTCTGTTAGATTGTCTATCTACAGCTGTTGCTAAAATAATGAGGGCTTTTTGGAGTTCTTGCATTTTTAAGCACAAATCTTTCTGTGTTTTTGATGTTTTTCTGAAGTAATTAATTAAAATTCCTCCAGTCCCCAAAACTATTGCTATAATTATTTCTGAGAATATCTCGTCTATTATTTCAAGCATAAATCATATTACAGTAAAAAGTATTTAAAGTTTAACTGGGATTAAGACTTCATCTGCTATAAGTTGTAATATAACAAGTGGATCTTTTGTTATTTCATCTGTAAAGCCCTCGTCACCATTACTAACACCTTCAAATCGTCCACAAACATAACATAGAAAAATCAAATGTTCTCCATCTGTGTATTCATACATAAATTTACCACAATCACACTTTGGTCTATTTTCCATACTTATAGTTGTAAAAGGCTTTATAAATAAGTATTGTTATTGCTATATTAATGGCTACATCTATCTATATTTATGATTCCATGAAAACATATGAGAAAATTATGGGTGATGAACGAAAAGATCCATTGAGAGAGTGTAAATTAATTGATTTGTATATTAAAAAAGATAAATTATATGTGATAACAAACACAAGCATGCATAAAGAACAACCAAGATTAGAAAGAACAGTTGTTCATTTTAGAAATGGTAAAATGGGTGAGTGGGAAACTGGTGATGAAAAACTTGTAACGTTTGGAAACTTGAGATACAATTCAAAGAATGATAAATTGGAATTGTTTCCAAAGTTTTTAAGAAAACCAGAATTAGATTTTAGGATAGGAAGATTTTATGGTGATTTGACTTGTAAGAAGCCAAAGATAGACTATAAAAACAGATTTTATGATTTACAGATGGATAGAATAAGTCTCATCTTGGAGGAAAAAGATGAAGTGTCCTAATTGTTTAAAAGAAAACATTGAATTGAATAAGAGTTGGTATATATCTTTCAATAAATGTTTAGATTGTAAATATGAGTGGGAACGTAAATAATGGTGTTTGAGATTATACTTGGTGAAGTTGAAAAGAAACTTGATGGTATTAGTTCAACATTAAATAATATTGAAAAACTGTTAGAATTGCTTTTAACACCACCTGATTTGTTAGAATATAATAAATGGAAACTAACTAAAAGAAAAGGTATCAGCGACGATTCCCAAGACCCTTAGAAAATATTTCTTTCCAATCTTTACCGTGCTTTTTACGCATTTTAAGCCAAAATGGATCAGCACCAAACATTCCACCTTTTTTATTATATTCTTTAGTAACATTTGCTATTCTTCTATGGCAAGTACGGCAAAATCGTGCATTAATTTGCTCTATATTAAACTTATATTTACCACAGAAAAAGCACAATCCATACATTTTTTGACTAACTGTAGCAAGTAATGGTTCCCTACCACGCTTTCCAGCACATTCAGCACAAATATCTGCTATTGTAGCTGATGATGCATCTTTCTTAAAACAGTTTATGCAAACAGCTTCTTTGTAATGATCAACATGGGTATATTCATCAGATTGATGTTTTTCCCACAACTTTTTTGTTAAATCATTTGTGTTTTTGTTTGTATCTAGTTCAGTAGGCATATCAGTTGTTAGAAAGCTTCACTCTTTTAAGGGTTTCTTCTAGCATGATATAGATATTATTACAAGCATATTCATTTGTTCCCTGTTTTCGTGCTTCTTTCTTAATGTTTTCTAAACATGCATCTATTATAGAAAAATCAGCACTATAAACATTGGTTATTTTTTTTGCTTCTTCTTTTTTTGGTCGAGATATTTTTTTATCATCTTTTTTATCTGGAACATTCGTTCTTCTATCTCCTTCTTTTCCTCTCTTTTCATTTTTCACCATCTTCCCACCTCCTTAGTCCTTCAAATTCATCTTTAACTAAATCTCTTGCCTGTCTTACAGTCATACCTGCAGATTTTCTTAACTCTTCAACAGTTTTTGTCTTATTCCATTGAAAATCTACTGCTGTTTGCAATGTGTTTTTGACAACTTGGAAGTTTTTAGGAGTTATTCCATCTGGAAAGTTTGATTTTTTACTCATACTAGTTCCACTACCACTAGCTGGTGATCCTTGACCTGTTCCACCAATATCACTTGGTCTGCTATTCTTTGGTTCACCCTCAAAATTCTGTTTATTTTCTTGTTGCTGTCCCATCATATTACCTCTACCATTTACTCCACCCATACCTGATCCCATCATTGCTAATGCTTCACCTGTTATCTGACTATCTTTACTTACTTTAAACTCACCTGTATGTGTTCTTGTAATCTCAAAGCCCATTTGCTGTAACATTGCCATGTTTTGTATTTCTACTCCATCTGTTTGCAAGTCTCTTAACTTATCTGTCTCTTCACCTGTCTTTAATTTTAATATCCAATCATCTATTTGGTAATGATTAGCAATTTTTCTAAAGAAAGACTCCTCTAAAATGTCTTGTCCCCATTTTACTGCTCTATTAGTAATTGTAACTTGAAGACCTTCTTGTGACCAACCTGCAGGGGTTTCGCCATAATAGAATGGTAATACACCAAACACTGCACCAATAATCATTCTTAATTCTCTTCTTACTTCTATAAATTCTAATTCTTTAAGTGACCCTGTAAAGTCCAACCACTGTGCCATGTTCTTTCCACCCCTATCACTTTCAACCATAAGTGGGTGAACCATGTATGGATCTTCAGTAGCTTTCTGTGTCAACACATCCCAAGACTTTCTAAATGTTTCATAGTTTCTTGATGCAACAACTAATAATCCTCTTGGTGGTCTCATTTTATCAAAGTATTTTCTAACAAATTCATCCATGTGTGATAATGACATTGCCTTTGACCATACAGAATAAATTGGTGAGTAACCATAAAGTAGGTGTGGTCTATACTTACCAGCCTTCCAAATAACTTCACCCTCTCCATAAACTACACGTTTTGGCTGTGGTATTCCTATAGAATAGACAGAGTTTACCTCCATAACAGCTTTAAGTGCTTCTGCACCACATCTATCACAAACAGGCGTGGTAAGTCGTTTATCTCTATGCTCAAATCGTGGGCATACGTACAATTTATTACGCTTATCATCAAAACCAATCCTTCCATCACTGTCGGCTATCATTGCCACCTGTGGTGGATCGATCCGTAAGTACTCTTTTGTTACTGTTTTATCATGATCAATTTTACCTGTTCGATCAT